CTGGTAAGTAAAATCTTCACTCGTTTGTATAAATTGAGTTGTGACATTACTTTTGTATGTTTCAAAGTCTGTAATTTTCGTGTAAAGCTCGGAAACTTGCGACATTATAGCTGAAGCATTTTGCTCAAAAGCTGAACTGTTTTCGATTGTTTCGTTAGCTATGTCTGTAATGCTACCGCTATTTATATATCCACGCTCAACTCTGTCAACACGGGTGATAATATTATCCGTGTTTTTCTTGTTTTCCAAGACTTTATCCGTAAAAGTTAAAGACGATTTATTAATTTCAATTGTAGTTCCTTGCGGATTTTTCATATCAATAGATATTTTTTGCAAAAGATATAAATCATCAATTCCATGTGGACTACTTAAACATCTCACATATTTGCCTACTTCAAAAACTCCGATTTGGTCGTTTGTCAGTTTTAAATCAATGGCTTTTATTGTAATTTCATTTTTGAATTTTACGCTGTCAGCAAGATGTGAGAGGGCTTTAGATTGCAAATTTTCTGCGATTTTTACATCTTCCCATTTAACAACCTCATATATAACTCCGTACGTTTCCGCAAGTGTAGTATTTAAAATGTGGTCGCCGGTTTTTACAATGCCCTCTGATAAAATCCCGTCCGGCAGACTTCCGATTGTCAAATATTCATCTGTTTGGTTTCCGTCAGAATCTTCAATCCTTGCTCCAAGGGGGATAATTCCGGTTTTTATGTCTGCACCGCTGATTTCTTCCGTTAAATCAAGAATATTAGCACCAAATTCTATTTTTTGTGTGCAAACGAGCTTATTTCCGCTTTTCGTGCCGTCAGATGTAAAATCTTCAAGATAATCAAGATAGTTAATGCCATTTTTATCACGTATAACTAAATATCCTCCATAATTTTTAAGAAGCCTTGAGTTTATAACTTCCCAAGAGCTTAAATATTCAATACTTGAACGTGCAAGGTAATTATTCGGGTCGGTAACAGTTATATTCCCAAGCTGTATTTTTTGAAAATCTTTAGCTTGTGAATTGTGGCAAGTCAAAACCCAATTTAAAAAGTATTCTATTACGTTGTCGCTTTCATAATCTAAACTTGAAAACCGGTCATCATTCGGAAAATCAAAAGGTCTAATAACGGAATCCAGTAAAAAGGCGAGGATTCCCTCGCAAGTTATTTTCTTTTCATTATGGAATCCCAGCTCCGAATTAATCACTCGTCCTTTAAAAATTAAATTGCTATCTCGATAAGCTCTGATTAATGAGCTCAATTTTGATATGTTATTAAAATATGGGTGGTTTTGATAAATAGTAAAAGTCAGCTCATTTGCGGTGTTTAATTCTTGCTTTAAAATAGGATTTTCAAGTTGGAATTCATTTAACTGCGAATCGTATAAAATGTAGTCATCGCAAAATATTTTATACTGCATTAAATTTCACCTCCTAATTTTTACACAAAAAATGCACCCGAAGGTGCAATAACCATTAATGTAGTAACCACTGATAATCTTGCCTACAATCAACTACAAATTCAACATAAACTGTGTCATCTTTAATTTGATAAATAAGTAAATATCTGGATGAAACAAGCATTTTATGATATTTATTTGGAGTTATATATTCATCATTTATAAACCCGTATCTTGTTGGCATAGTGGTTAATGAACGAATACTTTTTATTAACTCTTCTTTTAACTTTTTCGCAGCATTCATATTAATGTTCGCCAAAAAGGCTATATGACTTCCCATTTCCTCTTTTGCTCTGTTTGAAACTATTATTTTATACTGCTGCACTTTTATCACGTCCGACATCATTAATTATTTCATCTAAATAAATTTCCAAATCATCGACATCACATCCCGTATTTCCAGACAATCTGTCTTCATTCACAGCTATAAGTTCCTCACGTAATTTGAGCATCTTTTCTCGCTTTGTGAAAGACGCAATATCCATAACAATCAAATCTCCCTCACCATTTTTGGTAAGATAAATCGGTTCTCCAGTTGCTTTGCAAAGTGCAGAAATTTCATTGTAATTCTGACGTATGTTTGCAGATGGTTTAATAAGCATATTCAACACCTCGTTGTAATATTTTAATTACATTATACTCTTTTGCTGCTATCAAGTCAACATATATCTCTAAATTTCCCCCTCCTGAAAATTAAGAATAGCATTACCACTCGAATTTAGAGTATTTGCACCACTTGTAAGCTTTATTGCTCGTAGATGTGTTCCGGCACTATAAACTTTTGTATTTATCGTGATTTCCGATTCATTTATCAAATCCGCATATACCGTCATTCTTGAATTTTGCACCGTGTTCGTGCCTTCGACTAAATTATAATTTGTTATGTTATTTTTATACTTAAAGGGTTCGCAATCACAAGAAATAACGATTTTACCAAGTCTTTGGCTCGAATTATATTCATCAATCTGACACCTACCAACATAATAAAAATTGGGGTCGGACCATGTTTTAATCTTCATTTTCTGTCCGTGCAAAAAAGAAGAAATATTTATCATTTTAGTTTGCCAATCAGTTATTTTGTCAATGCTCTCAAAAGTGAATTTTAGCGTTCTGTTTTCATACTTCATTTCACCGAAACATTCCGATAAGTCAAGACTTCCGTCCATGCCCTCAATGCTTACGCTGTAAGTTTTAGGCGAGGGGAGTCCGATATTTTGTTCCGTCAAGATAATACCGAAATCAGTATAGCTATGTTTTGAGATATTTGTATTTGTTGAAATAAAAGTAACTCCGTTTAAATTGCTCATCGTCCTCGCTCTTGCTAATTTGAATTTTTGCAAGCTCTTGGTTTATGGGTGGCGTTAATTCTCCAACCAAAACACCCGTATCAAGACAAATCTGTCTGCTTTTAAGGCCGGGGATATAATATTCGAGAAGTGACAAGATTGAAGCGAGTTTCCCAAGTATTCTGCTATTGCTTACTTCCGAGGCGGTTTTAATATTGCTAATAGAATTATTCGAACTTGGCAACATGTTTAAGTCCGTATCAAAATCGGGTACAATTGCTTCCTGCATATCTTTTTTAACACCGTTTATAGCATTTACAAAACCTTCTCCAATGCCTAACGCCATGTTTTTTCCGACCTCTTGTTCAAATACCGTTGAGGGCGAATGTATTCCGAGTGCAGATTTCATGCCGTCCAATATGCCTCTTGCGAATTCCCTGACTTTGCTTGTTATCCACCCAATTGAGTTTGAAATACCACTCCAAATTCCCGAAACAATATTTTTGCCAATTCCCCACATCTGACCTGGAATTTCTCTTACTTTATTCACAATTGCATTAAATAAACCTGAGGCAGCCTGATAACCTTTTGAAACCATATCAGAACCCCAAGAAACAACTTTTTGAATAGTTTGTGAAAACCAGTTTCCAATTTGACCGGGAAGATTTTTTATTACATTTATCACACTATTTAAAAATTCACTTGCTTTGGTTTTTGCCGTATTTACTGCATTTGTGAAAAATTCGTTAATTTTGTTCATAGTATTTTGAAGCCATTCTCCAATTTTGCCCGGGAGTTCTTTCACATAATTTATAATGTTGGTTATAAATTCGGAGGTTTTCGTAACGCCTAAATTTATTATGTTCCCGAAAAATTCTCCGATTTTAGAGATTGTTTCCGATAGCCATCCCAAAATTTTACCGGGTAATTCTGAAAAATAAGTTATAACCTGGGATATAAATTCGGGGACTGTAACTGTTGCAAAATTCCATAAATCAAGGCCAAACTTAATTATATATCCGATAGCTTCACCTATGACAAATCCCAAATTATACGGAAGCTCTTTAAACCATTCTAATACGCTCTCAATCCACGCTGGAATTGTTTCGGTGAAAAATGAAACAATCGAATTCCAACCATTTACAAAAATTTCTTTTATTGAATTCATGGTGTTTTCTGTAAATGAGCCAATCTCGTCACCGATATTTCTAAACCACTCAAGCATGGGCTCAAAAGCTGATACGATATTGTCCCAAATAGAACTCAACCAAGCGGAAATTTGAGGCCAAAAGTCAGACAGGGTTTTAATTAGTGCCACAGGCCAAACAGTAATCCAAAGTAAGATGTCTTGCCAATGCTCGTCCAAAAAGTCGGTTACTTTACTCCAAATATCGCTACACCAAGAAACAATCCCGTCCCATAAATCACTAAAAAATTTTGAAATTTGTGGCCAAAAGGCAACGATAAGTCCCGCAAGGGCTATTCCCAAAGCGACTGGACAAGCGGCAATTGCAGTTCCCACTACTGCCATAACTGCCGATATAGCTGCGGAAATTGGTGGCCCTAAAGCTATAATTGCGCCAACAATAACCAATCCCCAGCCCGCAATTTGAGCCGCAAAAGGTTCTATTGCTGCCCACAGACCTTCTCCGATTGCGCTTATTATCTGCCCGCCAAGCTCTAAAAACGCAGGTATTTGATTAGATATTTCCGTAATTAAAATTTTTACGGTTTCTTTGAAGTTGGCTATTTCATCAGATAAATCATCATCGCCCGAAATAATAGATTCAACAAGTTTTCCGAACGAATCTCCGACATCATAAGCTTTGTTTCCTATTTCACTAAGCATTGGTGCAAAAGAAAGTTTTATTTCATTTGCAACTTCTCCAATTCTTGTCTGCGTATCTTCCAAGGCCGCAGAAAGCTGCGCCATTTTGCCTGCGTCTGTTTGTCCTAAAGCCTCATTCATTCCCCCGATTGATGAGGTTACAACTTCTGTCAGAACAGCACATCTTTCTTCTTCGGTGCCATACTTTAAGATTTTTTCTTGTGCCTCATCAAATTTATATCCATATCTTGAAAGAGCTCCTGTTTGTCCGTCCATAACTTTTCCGAGCATGGTAGCGATATTTGCAGCTGATTCTTGCGAGGCATTTATTCCGTATTGCTGAGCTATCATATCATTCATAACGGGGATTAATTTTTCGAGAGTTTCCTTTTTAGTTAGATAAGTGGAAAGCTCCTGAGCACCGCCGAGCTGGGCTGTTTTAGACACAACTCCGAGTTTTTCTTGGCTTGAGATTAATGCTTCTATACTTTCAGCGTCTTCAAGTCGTGCGTCCATGGTGTTTTGCATAACTTGCAAAAGTTTCTGTCTGTTTTCTGTTTCTGCATTTGATAGCTCTATCCCCGTATTTACATAAGAAATGACGGCTTCTTTAATTTTTTTAAAGCCGTCAATAATTTTTTCTATTCCTGTTTTTATTAAATCTGCGGATAGGTTCGCTTTTAAAACTTCGCCGAAAATATTTGTTTGTTTTGCGGTATCGTTCATTTCATTTCCGAGTTCATCGGTTGCTTTTTCGGCCTCGTTTAATTTGTCTTTGTTTTCTTTTATATCGCCGTTTAAATTTTTTATTTGGCCTGCAAGTTCTTTGGCCTCGGTAGAATTTTTACCTTGTTCTAAAACTACATTCTTATATTCTGTTTGTAATGATTTTAGCTCATTTTCCTGTTCAGAAATTTTAGCCGTTAGTTTCTCAAGGGGCGACCCACATTTAGTCATTTCAGAATTTACATCACTTAAATTTTTCTCCATTTTTGTAAGTTCAGTTTCTGCTTTGTTAAGTGATGTTCTCCAATTATTTGTTCGTTTATCGTTTTCGCCGTATTTTTCGCTTGCTTCCTCAAGTGCTCCCTTTAAAGTTGCAATTTTTTCTTTTTGATTTTTAATTTGTTCATTTAAAACTTTACTTTGCGAAGACAGAGAAGAAACAGAATTATTGTTTTTTCCGAATTCCGCTGTTACTTTTCCCATTTCCGAAGCTAAAACTTTTAAGTCTGAATTTATCTGCGATATTGCTTTTCTATATTCCTTTTCGCCCTCGAGCTTTATTGTTCCTCCGAATGTGTTTGAACTTGACATTTTCATCACCCCCAAAAAATATAAACAAAAAAAGCACTTCATTTCTGAAATGCTTACACACATTTTTATTTACTTAAAGTTTCTTTCCAATTATCAGGAAATCCTATATCCATAAATCTTATATATTTAGAATATTCTTCAAGCAAAGATTCCAAGGATATAAGAAAATTATTATTCCAAGAATTATCATTTATGTGTAAAAACTTTAACACTAATAACTGTCCAAAAAGTCTGGAATTTGTTTCCAAATTAGAATTTTTAGGTAATTTAGGATAATTAGAAAATTTCAAAAAATATAGTCTGGAATAGTGAGCACATTTATTTCTTAAAACTGTTAGACATTTAAGCCAACTTTCCAAGAGTTTTAGCTTTGTTGAATATAAATTTTTTGCAATTACTTTCTTATCTGATGTTTTCATATTACCATAAAATCTCGACAAAGTACCGATTGAAAAAAACGAAACGAGTACCCAAATAGGAATCTGTCCATTATATTTCTCATTATGATGTACAATTACAGCATTTTTATTATTTCTTTTTATGCACTCATATTTAATTCTTGTCAAAAATTCTTGATGGTCATGAAATTCACTGAAATTTCCTTTATTTTTGTAACCCAGTGCTCCATATTTTTCAGCATGATAATACGCAAGCTGTGTTCTTAGATACAGCTCAATTTCCTCAATAACAGAAAATATTAGACTTCTTATCTTTTTATCGAATTCATAAATTTTATAAATCCTTTTGAACTCTATACCTTTTTGAATAGTATGATCTGAATTCCTAAAAGGCAAAAAATAAGCAGAAATATCATAATAGTTAACTCTTTTAAGAAAATTTAAACACTCTTCTCGATCAGATACTTTAAACCCTTTGTTTTCTATAAATTCCAGCTGCTCATCAAATGTAGCAAACTTTTTTGTAATATTCAATATAAATCCTCTTTTTACAAAAAAATGTCTCCCTCTGGGGCACATCACACACTTTAAAAATGTGGAGAGGTGTAGGGAGCCCTATTAATATCATTATACACTCAGTGCGTATAATTTGTCAAACAATTTTTTATATTTTCTAAAAGCATTCTACTACATTGTAAACCGATTGTATATTTATGTCAAATTGCACTAATTAGTCAACCATTCATCACTACTTTGATGAGTGGTTTTTTCTTCTTTAAAAAGGGCTTGTTTCATAAAAAAATTGTGGTAGCACTTAAAGTGTTCATATAGTAAAGTCCATTTTTTAAATGTGAAATGCCCAACTTCCTTTTCTGTGAAGCCAAGCATTTTTGTTCCGACAAATAATATCCACGAAAAATCGATTATACTGCCTGATTCTTCGTGGCTTTTACGTTTTTTGAATTTTCTTTAGTCTTTACGCTTTCACTTACCATTTTATTTATGGTTTTAGCGACTTTTTGAAATCCTATTTCGGTTATAATTCGCCCCGCTTTAGCTGAGGTTATTGGAGCTCTTTTTTCGTCTGATTTTTCATTTTCAATGTCAATTCCTTCGTTGATTGCTTCGGTAATAAAGAATTTTAAAGCTTTAATGTTTGGCTCTTTTTGGTTTCTGATAAGCTCCGACCACTCCGAAAGCGTTCCATATTCCTCTTGAAGTGCCTCCATTACGTTGAGCGTAAATGCGAGCGGAAATTTCTCCGAATCGGTTTCAAGATAAGTGATTTTATCAATCATAAATTTACCTCCAATTAACTTGAAATAGTAACTTTGGCAACATTAGTGACCACGCTCGGTGCGCTTGCATGGCTTAAAACACAGTAATAATATTTTGGACTATTTGCAGCTGTTAAAGTGGTAGGAATTGTAAAGCTTGAGGTATTTGCTCCGCTTATTTCCGTACCACCTAAATTGGAGTAAATGCTGTTTTCATACCATTGGTAATTGATTGTTCCCGAAGATGCCGAAGCAGTTACCGACAAGCTTCCCGAAACAGCGCCTTCTGTCACGCTTGCATCTTGGGGTTGTGTTGTAATTTGGAGCGTGGCTGTACTTTGGGTAAACATAGCATTTAATGCCGAAACAGCCGCCGATTCTGACGCATAAATTCCGTGTTTTTCCCAATCGCCATTATCATTTTCAAAAATTGTGGCTTCCACAGACGGAGTTGTAAATTCTAAATTATCGCCTTTTGTCTTGGCGTCTGCCATAAACGGCTTAAACTTAACTTTCGGGAAAAACTCTACCTTGTATTTTTTAACTCCGCTAACAATCTTCGGTATAATATGGCCAAAGCCCACATATATCGGTGTATCTTCCGTGTTTGATGTTACGATTCCCGTGCCTGCATCTGTTGTTTTGCCGAGAAGTTCCGCAAATACTGTGTCATCGTCATCATCTATTCCGGCGGTTAAAGTGCCACTTTTAAATAGAGAAACTTGTTCTCGAAGTGCGTCATCGGCATAAAGCGAAGCCTCTGACAAATCAAGTGTTACTTTGCATTCAATCGCTCCCGCAAGTGTTTTTATAGTTCCATAAGTTGCTCCGTCTGAATTAAGTTTTGCATATTTAAAACTTTTTAAGCCTATTCCAGCCATAATAAAAAATCCTCCTTAAATTTACGAATAACAAAAATTTACAGGAACGTGATAATAGCCCGTGTCTTGCTCATAAGTTTCGGGGCCGTTATCTGTCCATGTAAATCCGTTTTCTTTTAATTTTGTTTTTATTTCTTCCAAAATATTTTTAAAATTGCCTTTTGAATAAATGTCAATTGTGCCAAAAGCTATCTCGGCATGATTTTCATCGTCATAAAAATTTTCGGGTTTATCAAACCAAGTGTAATATGTGAGGTAAATATCTGAGTTGCCCGTATAGTTCAAAAATGAAATTGGGATTACTTTTCCGCCGACTATAAAATTTGAAAATGCGGTTTCTATAATTGGATTTATATTAATTTATATCACTTCACTTTCTCATTAAAAACTCTTTCCATTGAAGATCTAATACTGCCTTCGGCTCCTTTAATAGCGGGTCTGACAAAAGGCTGAGCGCTTTGATGTTTGGTACCGTATTCAATCCAAATTGCTTTGTACCAGTTTTGCATTCCGTTTTTGTCTTTTCCGTAGAATTTAACTCTACCAACGGCATCTCCACTTCGGTTAATAACAGGCTTAGAACATTTTACAGAGCTCGCCATACTGCCTGTTTTTCTGTGTCTTGAGGCTGCACTCTTGATTGAACTTTGCATTACTTTTTGACCTGCTTTAATCATTTCAATTGTAAGATTTTCATCATTTAAACCTTTGGGAATTATTGAATTTATATCCATAGAAAAGCTAAGCTCCGCCATTATTTAACCACCAGCTCCGTGATTATTTCGGTATATTTTTTGTTATAGTTGTAGTCATTAACATACGTTATGTTATATGAGTTACCTTTAAATTTAATTACCATATCTTTTGTGATTTCTGCTTTTGGTGTGCGTATCAAAAACCTTGTTTTAACTTCCGAAAAATCCGAGTTTGACCGCAAAAGCTCTGTTCCTCTGATATTTGTTACTTGCGCCCAAGTGTTTAAAACCGTGATTTCTGTCTTGGCTTCAAAGCCGTCAGAATCTTTTGTGATTTCGTATCTTATTACTTGTATCTTCTTATTAAAAACTCCGGCATTAATTTGCATTTTTACCACCTCACAAAAGATTTACCGAGTGCATATTTAAAATGTGTTCCACCACCTGATTTAAGTTGTTTTTATCTACGTAGTAACTTCTGTTATCGTACATATCTTGAACCAAAACATAAACTGCAATTACGAAAGTTTCATGACCATCAATTTCTTCCGCATTAAGCCCAGTATATTCTGAAATAAAAGCTTTGGCAGAACTTAAAAAAGTGCTAAGCTCCGCCATTTCTGCTTCCGTTAAACTTTCAAAATCAAGTTTTAAATAATCAGATAAATTTTTTATTGTTATTTCGCTTACAATCATGTTTGGTCATCTTCCATAAGCCCCGACGACTTTAATTTTGAAAGTAAAGAATTAAAATCTGTTTTTAAATCTGCAATTGTAGTAGCTGTGCTGTCAATCTGATTTTCGGCTTTTGGAAGCCCTGTTACTGACGCACCTTCTTTAATTTCAAGTGTTCCGCCGATTACCGTTGTTTCTCCGCCTTGTTCGGTGTAGTTTTTTATGTTATATGACATTAAAATTCACTTCCTATTTAAATACTTGCGGCCATTTTAAGCCCGGCAATCATTTGATTGTTTTGGATTTTAGAATCACACTCAGCCCAGCCTACAATCCCTACTGCGTTCTTATCAATATACTTTTCGCGCATTAACTGAATTTCTAAGTCTTGGGAAATCTTCATTGCCATACCCGAAAAATCGCCATACAAAACAGGAATGTTGTTTGCGGTCGTAGCTGTGGGCATATTTTCAGAAATATAAACGGGTTTTCCTAAAAACTCCCAATCAAAACCGCCTGTTAAGCCTTTTCCGTAAGCCATGTAATAATTTCCGTTTCCGTCTTTTAACTTTCGAATCTCTGTAAATACAGCTTTGTTCATTATCCAAATTGCATTTTTTTGGTACTGCTGAGGAACTGCGAGTTGTAAATCTATAAGCTTGTCAATCTTGGCTGCATTCGCGGATGTGTATGTGGTGTTTCCCGTGACAACTAAATTTGTTGTAGATACCGCTCCTGTCATGTGATTGTTTGCCGAGCCTGTTCCGACAAGTAATTCTTTTTCCCAAAATTCAGCAAAAGCCTGAGCGATTTTGTTTGTCAAAAAGTTAGTAATATCAATATCCGTGTTATTTAAAAGTTTTCGGCTGATAACGGATAAAGCACCATGCGAATACCCTTTAAGCTCGACGGATTTAAACTTTCCTTGACCTGCAACCAAAGAAGTAAATTCATCGCCTTGATATGCTACATTTACATTTCCGGTCGGACTTGTTGCGTCTGAATCCACATCATAAACAGGAATTTCAAGCGTACCTTTTGTATTAAATTTTTCAACCTTTTCATAAATGGGAGAAAGCTCTTTAACTTTCTCAATTATTTTCTTGGCAATAGTTGTCGGCACGATTGCTCCGTTACTTCCATAAGACATTCCGGGGCTGTTTGCTCTTTTTTCTTCACCTGTAACAATAAAGTCTACAAACGCACGTTCTTCTTTTTCTGTGCTTTCGGTTTCTTTTTGTGATTTTTCTTCACCTACTTCTTTTTTATTTTCTTCCATTTTCATTTTTCTTGATTCATCTTCGGCTTTAATTGTTGCGTCAATTTCATCAATAAGCTTTTTAAGTTCATTAAACTTTGCAATTTCTTCTTCGCTTAGTGCTCGTTTTTGGAGTTTTGCCGTGTCTAAAATTTTTTGCATTTTTTCTTGGTTTTCTGAGCGTTGCTCTGATAAATATTTTAAATTCATTTTGTTTTACCTCTTTCTTTAATTGCGGGCGAACTGCCCGACGTTTTCTTGTTTTAAAGTGCGCAAATTGAATCCGGCGTTACGCCGGCTCCTTTAATTTTATTTAAAATTTTTTCATATGCTGAGTAATCTACTTGTTTTTGATAATTTAAAATTTTTGCTTTAAATTCTTCACCTCTATATTCAATTTTTGAATTTTTATCCGCCCGAGTTTCAATTGATGTTCCGAAATAGCAGGGGACTTTTCTGTCGTCAATAATTGAAACTTCAAAAAGATTCATTTCATCAACAAATCGTCTTTTAAGATTTTCACTTGCTTGTTCTTCGTGCTCCTTAACCGCTTCAAATCCAAAACTCCAACCTCTCAATTTGTTTTCCTTTGCTTTTTTAATCACCTCGCTATCCGTAATTTTGCAAATTGCCCGAAGCCCAATATTATCTTCGAATAATTCAATATTTCCTTCTTTTGTACTTCCAAGTTTGCGACTTGGTTCGTGGTTTAAAAGGCATAAAATATCGTCACTTTTTTCAACTGCTCGCTGAAAAGTTTTAGGGCATATCTGCTCAACAAATTTTTCTCCGTTTTCGTCAAGCATAGGTTTTGAATCTCTTGCAACGGCATTGACATATCCGTCAAGTAAAACGCTGTCATTTCTGATTTCTATTCTCAAAATTTTCACCTCCAGTATCTGAAATATTTGTTACCTTGTTTGTGTTCGGGGTGTAGACTTCTTTTGTTTGCGGATTGAACAGAACATCTTGTAAGCCTAATTTGATAAAGTTTAATCCCAACGGCTCTAAATCTTCCATATATCTGCATTCATCAATTTGCATTAAATTTGCGTCAAGTGCCGTTTTATACGCTTCAAAACGTGTCTTTATATCTCCTTTAGTAATTTCTTTTGTATCGAATGCAAAATATAAGGACTTCTTCTCTTTTTCAAGAAGTAAGTCCCTATTTAAAGCACATTCAATTGTAGTAAGTATCGGCATTACCGCTATTTTTATAAACGTTTCCCAGTTCCAATCTGTCGGTACGCCGAAAATATCTAAGATAGAATTGTTTATTGAATTTTTATTTTCGTTAAGCTGCATTTCGGTTGATGTGTTGCTGGCTTCCTTAAAATCAAGATTATCATTAAGAACTATCACATTGTTTTCAGTATTGCAATAGAGATCACGCCACGCCCGTTTTAAGCTGTCCATTGCTTCCTTTGTGATTTTCTTTTCGGATTTTATAAATCCTTTTTTACTTCCACCGGTAGAAACAAGATTCTGTTCAAATTTGAGCGTTAAATATGCTACTTTCAAAATCTCTTGATTTTCTTCGATAATTCCAACGCCTTGAGCTCCTGTTTTTGTGTTTCTTAATATTTTTAGAAATTCAAAGGGTTTGTAACTTTGCCCTCGAACTAAAATATTATAATCTTTAAAAATTGGGTCAAAATTTCCGGTGATACAAACATTTTCATTGCTTACATAATTAAGCGATTTTATTGTGTTTCTTCGCTTATTGATATACGCATAAGCACTCCCAAAAAGAAGATAATCTCGAACCAAAGCTTTTTTAAAATCCGCTCCGTCGAGTGTGTCTTTTGTATCAAGATTAAACAAATCACACCTTGAATCTTCTATTTCAACTGTTTTTCTTTTTCCATTTAAAAATTCTTCTTTGTAAAGTTTTATCGGAATCATAGAAACCGTATTGGCAATTAGATTCACACATCTTGAAACAGAGGGAATATTCATTGCTTCACGCTCTGAAATTGTATCTTCATTTAAAAAGCCTTTTAAAACAAGTTCTTCGCTTTGTCTTATTTCTGATTTTTCATTTTTGTTTTTACCTCTAAAATTAAAAAACTTCACTTTTTACCTCCCCTAAATTCCAGTTAGTATTGTACTGCCCAGCCACTATCGTCAAAAATTATGTCTTGCTGCAAGAGGTAAACTGCGTTAATTAATGCAACTACCATGTCAACCTTGCCGCAAGATTTTTTCTTCGTAACATATCGGTTCATATTTGTATCATAAGTACATCTTGCATTTTCAAAGTTTATTTCAAGCAAGGTGTTTTTTTCATACTCAAATTCACCATTTGTTATTTTCTCAGACAAAAGCTTTGTCGGTGGGTGAAGTGTATCGCTGTGTTGCCTTATTTCTACCGTGTTATATTTTCGGTTCCATTTTTGAGCCGAACTTATGGCGTTGTATCTATCAAAGCCAATTGCTTTAATTTTGACGTTGTATTTTTCTTCAACATTAAAAACAAAATCTTCAACAATTCCATAATCAATGGTTTTATTCCCGCAAGCTATACACTTTAGAGCTTTTATAAATCTTTTGTAATCAAGCCTTTCAAATTTACTCTTTTCTTCAATTCTTCCTTCCGGTACAAAACAAATCACATCGGCAAGTATTTTTCCGTTTTCTTCACTTGCAATCGCAACTGCTGTATTATCGTTGCTCATTGATAAGTCAACGCCGATATATACTTCACGGCCGCTCCAATCAATTTTGTTTACTCTACAATTTTGAAGGTCCTTTATATCAATAAAGCTTTCGGTGCCTGAGCCTTGATAAATAATATTGCAATGCTTTGTCAAGAAGTTTTCTCTTGCGGATCCCACCGAAATTGCTCTTGCTCTTTTCTTAATCAAATCTTCCCAAATTTCAGAAATTTCAAGAGCTACGGGGTTCGCGTGCTTTAAAATCATATCATCATGTGCCCAGTTTTCCGTATTGTCGGGCTCATATAAAAGTGAAAAAACGGTTTCGTCTTTTTGAACTCTGTCTAAAACTCTTTTTGCATAATTCACTTCATCTTCAAAAGGATTATTCGCTGTCGGATATTTCGTTGAAACAATACAGCCAAGCTTATTTAAAATATTAAGCTGTCCGGACCTCATAGCCTCAATTGCATAGGAATTTGGAAGTGCTCCAACTTCATCGGCAAGAAACACATTCGGGAGTTTCCCGTCCATTCTTGAATTTGAATAGTTAAGCGGAATATATTTATTTTCATTCGGCAAAAATTCGATATAGTCCCTGAGTATTTTAAATCTATATCGATTTTTATTTTGATAAATAAAAGGACTTGATTTAAGTATTTCTTCAATTGCTGTTTTGACTTCTCTTGAAAGTGCCCCGTCGGGTGCAACCGAATAAAATTTACTGAATTTTGGCTCTAATAAAAAAAGAAGTACAAAAATTGTTGCAATAGTGAAAGTTTTAAAGTTTTTTCTTCCGACTTCAAGTATCACGGTTTCATATCTTCTTTTATTTGGATTTTTTCGGTAAACAATACAGAGGGCGGAAGCATATAAAAGCCATTGATATCCACACGAACATTCAAAAATACTTTTTCCGGCTTTAAGTCCTCTCGGCATAATCAAAAGCTTCAATATGTTTTCTATTTTCCCAAATTTTGAAATATCGAAAAAATATTTTTCTGATTTATCTTCGTAAATGTCTATAAAGTTTTGACACGTCTTTATGACGTATCGAGGCGCAGGAATTTCATCGTATACAACTCCTTTTGCATATTGGTACGCTTTATTATTTATAAATTCTTCAATCTATTTTCACGCTCCTTCCGCTTAGTATTTCGAGTAGTGGGTCCGGCTCATCATCGCTTTGGCGATCCCTTAGTGTTGTAATTATTTTCATTAAAGTTACAACTGTTTTGTTTGTGCTGTCGGTTGTTCGGTTATAGTCAGAAATAGCAGGGTGGGAATATACATTTTTCCGCCCTTTGACATATTCTTTTGTAACTAAAGTTCCTTCTTCTCGGATTGTTTTTTCAGGGTCATTCAAAATCCCGATTTGAACCTGATACCTTTTGAAAGTCGTAAGAAAAAAGAAATTCTGTTCTACGCCGTGTTTCTCGGCAATTTCAAGAATTTCTTTGGCTTGTTTATTTAAATCTATTTTTGACAATCTCTCACCTCGTGTTTTTAAATATTTGCAAATAAATTTGCTCTGCAAGTTTTTTCATCATTATCGGTGGAACACTCATTCCGCAAACATACTGCACGTTTTGACCGCAAAAATTGTAATCTTGAGGAAACGTTTGAATCGTAATTATATCTTTGTTACTTATTTTTGCCGGAAAATCAAACCTCAAAATTTTTCCTTTCGATACAATAGTTCTGCAAACCATATTATCTTTGATGTATTTCTCATTAAATCTCTTGTTTTTACCCGTTTCTCTAAGTATCACATCTCTTAGTGATGTGTCGGATGATTTTTTTAGATGCCAATATTTATATTCATCAGTACCTTTATGAAGCAGTTTAAAACTTGTATCTTTAAATTCACCATAAGTAATTGGCTTTTCATTAAAATTAAGAACTACTTTCGGAATCTTTAAATCTTTTCTTCTTGCAATAAAAAAGGTTCGTTCTCTCCTTTGCGGAACTCCCATTTTTGCGCTGTTTAAAAGAAAAATTTGAACATCATATCCGGCTTTGTCAAAGCGTTTAAGAATTTCATTTACATATCCTCTGGCTTTTTTACATATCAAGCCTTTCACATTTTCGGCAACAATAACTTTTGGCTTGAGTTTTTTCGCCAAATCAATAAAGTAAAAAAACAAATCATCAAGACGCTGTTTTTTCTGTCCTTCTCTGAATGTTTTTTCAATTCCCCAACCTTTTTCTCTTTTTCCTGCCATAGAAAACACGGAACATGGAGGGCTTCCGTCTAAAATATCAAGATTATAAAGCTCATCGGGTAAACCCCGATTTATCAAATCACGAATATCAGTATTGAAATTATATTTCGGATGATGATTCTTTACATACACGTTATTTATTTTCGGGTCGATTTCATTGCAACCTATAACGTCAAAGCCTGCGAGTTTATATCCCATTGTCGAGCCTCCGCCACACGCAAAACAGGAAAAAACTTTTAAACCGTTTTTCTTTATTCTCTTTAAATCTTCCAATTTCCAAATATATTCTTTATTCATCGTTCCACCTAAAACCACATCTGGGACATTCCAAATCAAACTGTTCATCATTAAATTCATTTGTATCGAGTTCTTTATTCTCAGAGATTCTTTGATTCTCTTTTTCAAAATCAATTTCAAATCCAAAATCAGACATATCGAAATCATTAATGCTGTCAAGTTCCAAACTTAGCATATTGAAGTCAAATCCGGTATTCATTGTAAGTTTATTATGAGCTAAAATATATGCTTTTTTCTGTTGTTCGTTTAAGTGTGTTAGTCTGATGATTTCAATTTCTTTAAATCTGAGCTCTTTTAGTGCCTGATATCTTCCGTGACCTTCGATTATTACGTTATTTTCGTCAATTGCAATCGGGTCATTGTTTCCGAATTCCTGTATTGATTTTTTTATTTGCTCTATTTGTTCTGGTGGGTGGAGTTTGGCATTGTTTTCATAGGGTTTAATTTTATCTATGCTTATTTTTTCTATCTTCATTTTGTCTTCCTTTCCAAAAAACTCACGTTTATTAAATTCGGTGTAAATTTATGGGGGCCGTCGGTGTTTGGCGTTTTTATCTGAAAATATTTTAGATAGTGGGGGGATTATTTATTTTTGGTTCTGCTCAATAATTATATTTTTCACTTCTTCATATGGGATTTTTCCTTTGTCACACAATGAGTGGTGCATAGAGCAAAGCGTTATTAAATTACTTTCATCAAGTTTCAAATCCTTGTTTGAGTTAATCGGTATTGCATGGTGCACTTGCAAATTTTCATGATTATATTTTCTCTTCGTGTTGTATAGCTCCCTAACACAAACCTGACAAAGATAATTATCACGCTCCTTAATATGCTTTCTTTTCTTTTGCCATTTAGGACTATTTCTGAATCGGGTGGTATCGTCTATCTTTTTTCTTCTGACAGGCTTCTTGCTGCACCTGTAATTTTCATCGTGTACTTTGCCACAATATTTGCATGACTTTTGAATTCTAAAACCTCCTTTTCTATCATTTTAATTAATATGATGTTTGAACCCAACGCTTTTCGTGCGTTGCCCCACGCCCGTTGCGGTTTGCTTCATCTGTGGAGATTTAAGATCCCCCATCAGAACATAAAAAAACACCCGATGATTGACTCGGATGTCGTAGGTTAAAATAACATTTATGTATAGCTAAGGTTATATGTTCTGCAATTATCTAACGAGGTCTGTAATCCGTGTTTAATTTCTCTTCCAACTTCCACTTTACGTGCATCCCTTGCTATATTTTCACGATAAAATGTCAAACTATCACATAAGTGATTGTGTGTTTCTCTAAACCTAGGAATATATTCAACCATGGTTTTCCAAGCACAAACACGTGGTAAATGCTCTATAGCACCTATATTGCGATCTAGATGAATACCTTGTTGGGAAATAAGGCGAATAGTTTCATTACGATTATCAATAAGTCCATTCATTCTGATCCATAACGCGTTTTTGGATTTAGCATCGGGCTCGATTTCAGGTAAATTGAGATTTTCCGGCCATGGTCTCATTGGTCTAGGTACTCCTGTTAGATTAATTAAGTACCTGTATATAGAACTATCTAAGATTAAGCTAGCAAAAGTTAAACTTTTATACTGAGCAGCGGGTAAAGAACCTCTATTACTTTGTATCTGAATTTGGTACTGATTATTTCCCTGATGAACTACATCTGCTCTTGCGGGATTAGTATCATTACCAAAAAGCCGAGGGTTCCGAGTTGAAGTACGAAAACATTCCAAAATTCTAGTTCCAATTTCATTATCATTAAGTGTGTTCATCTGATTTGTCACATATTCACAGATTATAGGCATGTTATAGTGACTATTATTAATAGGAGGAGAAGAGTGATAATCCGGAGGGTTAGAATGAATATTAGTACATCTATTCGTCTGTGGTTGTAATGTGAATGGCACTATTTAACACCGCCTTTTCATACTAAAATTTGATCTAATAGTATAGCTACAAGATGATATGGAAGTGGATCTGAGTTTAATTCTGAGCATAAAACTAATTTTTGTTTACCTTGTTTATCTAACAGTCTTAACCTGCCAGTATCCATACTATAATCTAAAATTTCTTTTTTATCGTTAACTTGTAATTCTATATTAATCAAAAAAGTTTCGCCTAGATATTTTTTAACATTTAGCAAACCATATAAAAAACCATCTTGAGAACTAATTTTCCAAAGTTCATCTCCATATTCATCACAACAGGATTTCCTTAAAACAAATAATTCTTCGCTATTACATGCTTTTATCTGAAAGGTTTCACTTTCAATCTGATCAATATTGAATATTGATAATATTTCTGAGAAACTTCCTACGTCTTTTTTACTGTAACGATATACTACTTTTTTATCACATTTGTATACAGGATATCCTAACAAATCAGTAACTTCAAGCGCTGAACAATTTACAAACGAAAAGAAACAACTTAAAAATGTAGATACCACAATTTGTTTATTAAATAATTTAAATAAATTCATTTTTATTTTCATCCTTATATTAAATCAATTTTTTAGTTCTTTAAAATATTTTGTCCATTTAACTAAATCATCTTTGGCATCATCAAGAAATTTGAAAACAGAGCTTAAATTAGTTGATTTTGTTGGTTGTTCTACTTGTACAGCAACTGTTTCTGATGATTTTACTTTTAAAATCAAATCAGCCAAATCCACAGATGATGTTTTATTCATTTTTCTTTCAAATTCAGAAACACAATAACTTTCTGCTTCGTTTAAAAGCCCTTCCGGAAAATTTGTATCTGGCAATATGATTTTTTTAAACTTATCTTGTTGGTCCTTAGATAAGTAAAGCAAACAATCAAATTTTGGGCTAAGTATGTAACTAAGTCTACCTTCCTTTATTAACAACTTTTCAAACAACTTTTTCGCTTTTTGAATGTTATTGGTATAAACCTTATATGTACTTGATGGATCTTGTTTTTCACCCAA